ATGAGTACGTTACGGATATAAGGAAAAAACCTTGTACGCTGGAAGAATTGGCAGCAAAACACAATATTGCCACTGGAACAATCGAAAAATACTCTATGCAACATGAATGGAGTGAGAAAAGAAAAAGATATAAGGAAAGCATCCAACAAAAAGCATTGGAAAAATCGTCTGAAAAAGATGCAGATCGAATAACCAGACTTCTACAGATTGCGGATTTGGCAACAGATAAGGCAGAGCAGGCATTAAATGAGTTGGAACAATATATTGTGAAAAGTAAGAAAAAAGTACGGACAGTTGAATATAAAGACAATACAGCTATTGGAAAGCCTACTAAAGAAATTATTGATGAAACGGAAAATGTAAAAATTGAA